ATCATCAAGGGACTGTGTCACTTCCCTTTCTTTTTGACGACGCTTCTTATATGCGGTAAGGGCGTCGATATTATTATTCAGAATCGCCTGATTCCCCATATCCCTGACAAGATCAGGATTTTCGTGAACTTTGGCATATTTATTCATGTTATACCTGCAGAGCTAGAACTCGCATATCCTTTACTCGTGGAGGATTCGTGCTGGTGTTGTTGACAAGCACGATCTTAACCGTGAAATACTTGAAGGTGCTGAAACGAGCTTTTCCAGTGTTACGATACTCGATAACACCTGTAGAGTTGTTAGCACCAAATTTGTATGGCGATCCAGAAGTAGCCGAATATGCTGGCACCTTATAAGCAAGCTCGATAAAGTTGTTCTTATCTTCGCTGCTTGAGTAAGTTGTAGCAGGCGTCAATCCTTGTCCCGCATCCAAATCCATAGGAATCCAACGTGCCTGAGCCATCGTATCGCTATCGTCTGCATGCAGAACTTTATAGTAAACATAAATGTTCGAGCCGCTTGGCTTATAAGCCGTCAGATACACACGGAGATCTTCAGCGTCCTGACCATCGGCTAGGGTTACTGTTCGTGTGATATAGCGAGTCTGAGAATTACCGCCAGATGTCACGTAATCTTCAGAACTACCGATTGCAGCATTCGTGCTGATCAGATTGTGCGTAGAATACAGCGACAGACGATCAAGATCGATAGCTGGCGAAGCTGCTCTGTTCTGTCCGTTTAGAACATACTTAACTTCAACAGAACGATCTGTTGCCATTGTAGCTGACGAAGCAGCAGTATTAGACTCGACGCTTCTTGTCAGAATATATCTTGGCGCAGAAAACTCTGTGTCGCCGTTGATATTGATCTTGAAGAACGAACTATCACGAGCTGACGTTGATGTCGCGAACTTAGCGTATGCCTGAACATCGTTATTAGATGGCAAGATCATGTTCGTAATCAGATTGATGTTATCCATCGTAATGTTTACGAAGCTGACGATGCGAGCATTGTAGCCGTTAGACTGACCCTTGATGTAAGTATTCGCAAGGAAAATACGATTGTTTGCGAATGCTGGTCCGCTGTTCACATAAGATGTGTTAGCGAGGATAAGTCTTGTGTTCGCGTAGTCGGTTGAGTTATAGTAGTAGACACGACCAAGTGGATAAGTTGCAGAAGTTGCAGTTCCTGTTCCCTTGATTTCGCCAGTATTACCATTTCTTGTTACAGTGTTTGCGATACGGATACGAATCTTTTCGCCGCCCTTGAACTTGGTCTCGCGCGAAACGTCACGCAGAACAAGTGAGTTAGGACTAAACTTAACAATCGAAGCAGTAGCACCTGATGTGATACCCTGAGCGTAAGCAGAGTTGTTGGCAATGTGTGTGTTGATTGCTGTTGTGTTACCAGCTGCAATCGTGAACGAACCAACGATTCTTGTCTGACCGTGAACAACTTCACCGATACGTGACAGAGCGCCTGTTGTGTTGGCGATAGTCATTCTATCGAAATTAGGATTCTTAACGATCAGATTACCTGTTACAGAAGTATCAAACTCTGCATAGTATGCTGTGAACTTCAGATCTTCGTTTTCTACAGGAATGTAGTGACGATCGTTTGCTGAAGTGAACAAGAATCCAGATGCTGGCTGTTGAGCCACACGAGTTCCTGTCTTAATATCAGCTTCGCCAAGAACAGCAGTCCAAACTGTTACGTTTGGATTTGAACCAGCAGGAGCAACGAGGATAGCGTATTCCGTTTCGTCTGCCAGATAAACTGGAGCAGGGAAATACACAGGTGTTGGAGCAGAAGCATCGCTGCTTACGTTGATATCATCAGCAGGAATAATAGCACGTGCGTATGGCAGAGTGCGATTTGTGATGTTACCTGTCAGATTATCAACTTCACGAAGCTCTACGATAACTGATAGAGTTGGATCTTTCGTAGCGAAATACAGATCGAACTTTGTCAGATACATACCTGTTGTGTTGATCTTGGCTGTTTGACGACCAGTCACAAGGAATGTTTGAGCAAGCGGATCCTGATCTGGTGGTGGTGGTGGATCGTATGTAGATCCAATCAGATTTGAACCAGAAACAGAAGTTGACGTGCTTGTCGAACCATATGTTGTCTTTGTCAGAGCCGTTTGTGTAATAGCAACAGATTTTGTTGTAACAGTCAGAGCAGATACGTCTTGACTTAGACCTTCTGATGTGTATGGTGCTTCAGCAGAAGTTGTATACTGACCAGGAGTCGATGAGTTTGTTGGATTGTCAACAAAACGCAGACGCTTTGAGCCAGTGCGGAATCTTAAGTTCGCATCGTTAGGTAGACGGAACACACCATAAGCAGTTCCATCAGTTCCTGTGGTAAGTGCAGCACCTTCGATTGCAGTAGGCTTTACTGGATTTCCGTTAGAATCTCTCAGTCCACTTGTGTATTCTGCAGAAGTGAGCGGAGTGATATATGCGCTAACATTTACATCATCAAAGAACGCATACAGACGGCTAGAAGCTTTCATTCCTTCCATCTTAAAGATAATCAGACGCGAGCGCATGAAAGGAACGATGCTCGTATCTTTTACGAAATTGCCAAACGACTGAACGTTCGTATTGATAGCTACGCCTGTCTGATTGCCAGTCTGAGTTGTTTGGGTCTGACGGGTTGTAGTTGTAGTCGTCGAATAATCTTGATACGTATTACGGAAATCGCCTTCATAAACTGTGCGAGTTGCTCCGTTAACTGTAACAGAGTTTACAAGAGGCTGACCAACGAATGAAGTAATAGGAGCATTCCAAGTTGCTGGCCATGTAGAAGCAAGATATTTCCACGCATCAGTATTCATATCCAGAGTGATGTTAGAATCTGGAGCGTTGATAGTATCGCACCAGTAGTCGTTATCTGGAGTAAGAGTTAGATATCCTTTATATCTGTAGTTGCTACCAGCTGTGTTACGAGTTGTTGTCGCATATGGCTGATTTACAAGAACTTTGTGTGCATAAGGCAGAGTTACCAGATTGTCTGGTGAAGTCATTGCCTTAACAGAAGAGATAGTTCCAGATCCACCGTCGCTTGAAGTAATAGAAGCCGATGCAGCAAAGTTACCTGTTGCGTTTTCGATATAAACGCGAGCATTTACTCTGTTACGAATAGTAGCAGTAAATGCGCCAGAAGATACAGTAGCACCAGGAAGGAACGTAGATGAAGAAGGACTTACAGTCAGCGTAATACGCTGATCTTTTGCTACACCCGCTGGAGTTACGTTAGAACGAACTACGTTCGATGAGTTCGAAGTATAAACTAGCGGAACTTCATCTACAGTATGCAGCGGACGCATATTGCCAGCTGCTGGATCAATCGTCACTTTGTAGTCTGTGTCGAACACGTTACCGATTGCGTGATTTACGAACGCATCAATCAGCATACCGTTCTTGAAACGATTGTTGCCGTTTGAGTCCTGAACGAGCAGATCGCGTGTGCTCTTTTCTAACAGATTCAATGATGTGTAGTATTCCAGACGGTCGATACGTTGTGCGATCTGACCGATATCTTTCATCGTATAGCGACGATTGCTGATCTTACGAATCTTGTTAGCAAGATCAGGACGATTTACCTTACGAGCCAGTTGTTCTGGAATTGAAGGATAAGGAGCAATGCTCAACGTAGCGAGCGGCATCGCGTCGTCTGGTGCTGTTGGCGGAACTGGACGCGAAGAAGAAACGCCGCGTGTTACCAGCAGATTACCCTTAGAAGTCAGACTTACAACGTCGATACGTGGCTGATAGTAACTTGCATCAGCAGTAAAGTCTTTTCCTGATGGTGGATAGTGTAGACCACCAGAAGGAAGAACGAATGTGTTTGATGTCTTCGGATTGATCGACAGATTCGTTACAGATGTCACTGAGTTGGCAGTATCCGTCATACGAGGACGATTATCAATGCAATCGCGCAGATCAAATCTTTCGCCAGATACTGGTGAAACATAAACTGGAATTTCGTATGTGAAGATCTTAGTAGAATCTGTTCCAGCGTTTACGTCATCGACTGGATACGAATCGACTGAGAAATAACCACGTCCAGCAGCAGAATGCGTGAAATAGTCGAGCTTAACAAGCAAACGATCGCCGTTAGAAATCGACAGAGCGCTTGTTGGCTTTTTCACAAGTTTAGCATGGCTGTAATAGTTATCATTCATACCACTATCGAGCGTGAACTCAGAAGTTACGTCTGTTCCGTCTGTTGTAGTAGTAAAGTTAGATCCGCTCTTTTTACGAACAGATACTAGCTTGAATCCGTCTGACAGACCAAGTGGCCATGGACCAGTTGTGTTAGCTGTATAAGATGTTCCGCCGCCTGCGCCTACACGAACGCCAACATATCGACCGCGCTGAACTGTTTTAGATTCTTCTTGTGTGTCAGTCTTGTTGACTTTTGCAACAACAGTGGCGTCAAGAGTTGCACCAAGTGTTCCTTCGTTCAGAGAGAACGTAGCTGTCTGACCTGCGCCTGAGATAGCAACAGAACGAGCTCCGCCACTACCATATCCAGCAAAGTCGATAACCTGACCAGGAAGGAATCGCTTGAAATACTTAACGCCAGTCTTGTTTGCTGTAGCGTTCTTAAACAACTTCAGTGTAGTGTTGTTGGTAACTTCGCTAACAACATAGTTCGCATTGTTTGAAATGTGAATAATGTCGCCAGGATTTACTTGAGTCGTAAACGAAGTGCCAGAACCAGTTACAGTATTAGAGCCGCTGGTTACAGAAACCGTTCCTGTTAGATAAGCTGTGTTTGAAGTTCCGCGAGAAACGATATAGAAATCTGCGCGAGTTGTAGCTCCGCTGAGTGTTCCTGTTCCTTCAAAGTTTTCGCTCGCATCGCCTGTAGAAAGTGGATACTGACCAGACAAGTTGAATGTGATGTCGTATGACTTATAGAACCAGTAATCGTTATTTACTGCGCCGCTTGACGAGCGCACTTTACGAGTAGCTGAAGTAGGCAAACGGAATACAGCGCGATCAAACGAAGAGTCTTTTGTATTAGCGTTCTTGCCGTTAGATACGATAATGTCAGCTTTTCCGTATGCTTTACCAACGCCACCGTTGTAGCAGATAGACTGAACGTTCGCGAACGAATAGCCAGCCTTCATAGAAACGTCTGTCAGATACATCTTATACAGAGCATTTGGCAGACCTGGAGTTCCGCTGTAGTAGTCAATCCCGCGCACGCGAGCTGTACCAAGTTCTCCTGTTGGGAAAATCGTTGAAGAATACAGACCAGTTGAAATGGCATTAGCCTGTTGCGAACGCAGTGAAACAACGCTCTGCTGATTAACGTCCCAGTTACCTACGATGTTATCAACAATAACATAATTACCGTAGTCGGCAAGAGTCTTTGTCGAATCAATCGTCTGATAGTCGATGCCCTTATCTACAGGCTTAGAAATAGTTACGATACGATCAACGTCGTATCCCTTAACGTAGGCTTTTCCTGGATCTGTAGAAACAAGAAGCTGATAAGTGTTTCCGCCTTCAGAAGCAGTATAGTAACCGCCGTTGTTTCCGCTCTTAAGATGTTCGCGAGTATTAACAGCAAATCCGCTTACGATATAGTCGCCCGACTCGTCGTAAGTGCGCTGTGCCATGTAGTCGCGAATCTGTGAATATTGTGTGCGATTTGAAACAGACTGAACAAGTCCGTCCTTAACCTGCATCAGTTCTACGAATGTGTTTGCGACTGTAGCAGTAAGACCATACGCACGAATCGGCGCTTCGAGCTTGAGACGAGCTGCGCCTGGAGCTGCGTAGTTGTATGAGCCAGATGCTGGATCAAGTAGTGTATCGTCGCTTGTTTCTGTTACGATAGTTTCTGTTACGTCAAATCCTACGCGAGCAGAACCAAATGTGTCATACTTGCTAATAACAACTGTTTGTTCTGGAACACGAATGAAGTGATCTTTAGCGAATACGATACCTGCTTGGAATGTAGCAGCAGCGCCGCGTCCAGTTGCTCCGCCCTGAGCAGAAGTGATAGAGTTTGCTGAGTAAACTGATCCGCCAACAGTATTGATAATTTCGTTGTTTGCGAAATAGCGATAACCAGTTGTTGTGTTAGCTGCAAGATACTTTACGAACAGAGTCTTGTAATTTGGTGTGTTAGCTTCTGAGCCGTCATTAACCTTGATGACTTTAGCAAGAACACCTGATGTTGCGCCCTTTACGATTGTGTTGGCAAAGTTGCTAACATTTACGTCGACTTTAGTCGAACTCTGATTGCGGAGCTTAACGTAAGTGAAGTCTGTATCATAATACATTTCCAGACCGCGGACAGTAGATCCTTCCTGGAAAATGTGTGAAGCGAAACGATCGATCTGATTCTGAAGGATCGTTTGCATTTGTGTAAGTTCACGAGCCTGAACAGCCAGTCCTGGACGAAACAGAATTCTGTGGAAATTTTTTGCCTCATCGAAATCGTCGTAGAATGGAGCTACGTTGAAATTCGTTGAGAGCGTGACGTTATTAGCTTCTCCAGCCATGATACCTTCCGATTAGAACTTGATCGTCAATTTGTAGTCTTCTGTTTGCGCAGGATCGCGTAGAACAGGCTCTCTATTTTCAGTATATAGTAGGAAACCAGTGAATGGTTTTAGAGCACCAGGAGTTACAGAAACGACGTTTGCTGTAAGATTAGATTCTGATCCTACTACCAATTCACCAACTTGGAATCCACCGCCTGTACCATTCGTTGTTACACGAATAACTTTCAATACACCATCAGAACGCGCATTGTTTGTATTTGCGAAATATACAAGACGAGCTTTAGCACCACTCGTCTGACCTACAATAACTTCGTCGCCAATAAAATCCCCATTGACCAGTTCTACACCAAGACGAGTTGTTTGATCGAGAACTGAAGCAGTTGCAGGAGATCCATTCATTAACAATGGATCAGCCATAATACCAATGATGCGGAAATCATTGTTAGTCGTGAATGTATTAGATTCACCACCGGTTGTTCTTACGTTCATCATGATTGTCGTGCCATACAACTCGTCAACAGGATCTGATCCGTGACCAGTGAGTGGCGAAATGATAGCATGAGCAGCAGCACCAAATCCGTGTGCTGAGTTTGCGCTGATTGTTACATTGGCTGTAGAATACGAACGTCCTACGTTAATCATCTTGATCTTGCGAATTTGACCGTTGTTTGTATTAGAAACATACGCAGTCGCACGCGAAGTAGTTGTTCCGCCAGAATCACCTTTAATAGTTATCAGTGGCGAAATAACATAACGACTTGAAGTGTTGGGTGCAACAGTAAACGCTGAGTTTACGATCAGAGTATTGTTTGATCCCCAATACTTTACAATCTTACGAAGCTGACCAGCAGCAGCACCTTCGCTGATGAACAAACCAGATCCAGTATAAACGCCATCAATACCAGAAGCAGATGGTTTCAGTTTCATCCAAGTCGTATTCGTAACAGCAACAAATGTATTAGAAATGCTTAGATAATTGTATCCATTGGCATCTATTCCAATATGGAAAATCGCACCATTTCCAGATGCTTTTGCGTTCTGTTGCACAGTCCATTGAGATGAACCGTCATTCGCGCTCAGTGTTTTAACAGGAATGTAATCTGCTGTGCGGAACTTAAGAACTTCGCCAGCTGAAATGGTATACATATATTTCCAGCGATATCCGTCAGCTGTATTGATAAGCGAAGTGCCTGTGCCTGTGGGCATCACAGTAGAATTGGCACCTCGATTATTGTCGATACACTTATAGACGTTGTTTTCTGTTGTGTATGTGTAGAATCGTTTTTCAAATAGATCAGGATCTTTGTCGTCGTATCTAACAAAGAACTGATTATAAGACCATTCGTAACGCGGAATAACGTGCGAAACGTCTGATGTTTGCACTTTTTTCAACGACATCATGTTACGCCAGATGTCGTAATAGATGTTCTGATAGCTGTCATCAGGAGCAGGAGGTTCAGCTTCAGACCATAATTTACGAATATAAGCGTTTGCGCCAGTCATGATTGTTGAAACAGGTTTTGGGCTTACGATCATTGTCTGACCTGTAAGCACTTGCTGCACAACCATCACATGAGGTTCGGTATTACCTGGAGCATACTGACCAGTTACGGTAATACGATCACCAATGTTGATTTCACGTTTGTCGTTGAAATACGTTCCCTGACCAACAATAGTATTGCTTGTGCTCGTCAGTTTCACTGTACCACGAATGGGTACAGCGTTCGCAAACGCAAAACTTTTTCCGATAAAGAAGTAATAGCGAGTTGGACTTGCTTCACTTACAGATTCGAAAAGCTGAATAGCGTTATGAATTCTAAAATGACGAGGTGTAAAAGCAACCATTATATTATGCAGAAGCCGTATATGTGATGTTTACAACGTCGCCTGAAGCGATAGTCTTGTCGCCGCCTGTGAACAGACCAGCTGAATAAAGCGATCCAGAGAATCCACCCTTCGTAGCTGCCGAGCCAGTTCCTGTGTTAGCCATAAGGAATGTACCCTTAATTGTATTGGCTGAGTTGATTGAGAACACAGCGGCTGATGAAGTAGCCTTAGAACCACTCGAAGCTGATCCAAATACAGGGGCCACACGAGCTACTTGTGAGTATCCAGAGAACTCAGTCCAACCTGTGTGTGAGTTGGCTGTGTCGCCAGCAGCAACAGCTGTATAACCAGTGGCGCTGATCAGACCAAGGAATACCTTAGCTGTATATCCCGAGCCGCTGAGATACGTGTTGAGAAGATGATTCTTGCCTTGTGTTGTAACAAGATTACTGAATTCTTCTTCCCATTTTAGGTTTCCGTGCACGTCAAAGCACTGTGCAACGTATTTACCTGATACATTAACTTCTTCCATATTTCCTGCTCCTCTGATGACTGTCGCATCGGCAAAAGTCGATGAATTTATAACTTCTGTCATAATATCTCCTATCCGTATTTATACGATCTTTTATACGCTGTACCAGATTTGAGCGTTTGCTGTTGTTGGTGTATAGTTGGTACGCAGCGTAAAGACGGTATTCGAGAAAATTGCGTTGACTTGATAAGTTGTATCCGAATTTGTTGGCGAAGTTGGTACTGTGAGAACATACAGATTTGATCCAGATCCTGTGACTGAAATCGTACCCGAAGTAGCTTTGAATAGACCGTTCGCGAAGAACGAGCTTCCTGTTCCCGTGCGCACGAGTCTTGGTGTTCCATCGAACGTATCGACGGTAACTGTTGAATATGTTCCAATTGATGTTCCGCTGTATGGTGTAACGGTACTGTTGGCATTGAGAACTTTGACGTAGACGTTCTGCAGAAGTTTGAACTGTTGACCCACTTCTGAAGATGTTGCTGTAACAGCTTCTGTTCTGAATGTGTTGGCTGTATAGGTAGCGTTCCCGCTTTCTGTAGTTGTGACAGCTTCTGTTCTGAACGTGTTGGCTGTATATACTGCATTCTGAGTATGTGCTGAAGTAACAGACTCGTTTGCAAATGTGTTAGCAACATATGTCGCATTCTGAGTATGAGCAGATGTGATAGACTCAGTAGCGAATGTGTTAGCGATAAATGTCGCAGCATGAGTAGCTGTTGCAGTAGCAGACTCACTGGCAAATGTGTTAGCGATAAATGTAGCACTCTGACTGCCATTAGATGTGACAGATTCCGTGATACGAGTGTTCGCCGTGAATGTAACACTCTGTGTATGAGTAGAAGTGACAGATTCAGTAGCGAATGTGTTAGCAACATACGTGGCGTTTTGAGTATGTGTTGGTGTAACAGACTCGCTCGCAAATGTGTTGGCGATAAATGTCGCTGGATGCGTAGCCGCTGCGGTAATAGATTCAGTGATTCGTGTGTTGGCAATAAATGAAGCCGCCTGAACTGTTCCAGCAGAAACAGCTTCAGCAAAGTTACTGTTAGCATAATTGACTGGAGCGTCCTGTGTAGTCGTAACAGTAACTCTTTCGCGAACAGAACGACGAGTTACTAATGGTGCCTGATCTGTTTCGATTGCAATTTCAGCGGCAGTAGACGCAATAGTATAGTCCGCAAACATTTTTGTGCCTGCGGGATGTAACAATCTTTTTACGATTTCTTTGTATTTGTTGAGCAGTTCTGCCACACGGATAACATATGAAAACTCTTGATAGTATTCGTTATCCTGCAGTTTATTATTCCAGCTCAGGAAACCTTTCGTGTCGATATAACGACCAGGGAACTGGATAATGCCAGATGGTGTTGGGAAACCTTCGGCAGCAAATGTTTTTTGTCTAGATAGATATTTGAAAACAGCAGATCCAGAAGTATTCGAACTTGCTTGAGTATCAAAGATAATGTTATTGCTCTGTGTCGTATTGAACAACAGCGCATTTTCATATCTTGAGAAGTTAGAACCTACAGTTGTTACAGCAATCTTTTTGATAGCTCCTGGTGCATTGTTGGCAAGAACAATCGCATTGTTACCATAAACATTTCCGTATCCATCCGATACGTTAAGATCTGCAATAGAATTATCTACAACTCTAATTGTAGGAAGCGTTTTATCGTATCCGTATCCAGGATCAAGAATTGCAATAGAGTTGATTGAATACAGTTCGTTGTCAGTAAAGTTAAGAGCAGTAATCAGTCGAGTAGAAACGTTCGCACCAGCGAGACCAATGTATGCATTGGCTCCAGTTTTATTTTGGAACGGAGTAAACGCCGAGACGAATGATGTATTGCTTGTGATAGAATGGACGCGCATCGTGTTGGCAACACCCCACACACGAACGATGTCACCCACCTGCAATTGAACTTGAAACTTTGTGCCTGTTCCTGTTACTGTGTTAGAAGTATTTGAAACATTAACTGTTCCAGTTAATTTTGATGCTACTGTTTTTGTATTAGCGCCGCTACGAGTGAAGAATGTCTGATTGAGTTTTGCATTCTTAAGCGGACCAATCAAATCTGTATTGATGATAAGCCCGCTAATCGTTTCTTTTTGCCAGGAATTAACAACAGCATTAAATCGTTTACCGTTACCACCAGTAACAATAAGTTCTGTTCCGTCTTTTGTATATCCAGAACCACTCTTAACGATCTTTAATGTAACAGCGCTCTTATTTGTAACTTCTGTTACTTTAGCATACGCATCTTCTGTAGAACCAGCGCCATTGATACGAACTGTGTCGCCAATGTTGTGATAAGCACCACCGTTGGTGATATCTACGTTGATGATAGATCCAACTTGTGAGTTGATCGTAGCATAGTTAGTATCATCGTTGACGTTATAAACACGTTCGCCGTCAAGGAATTTGCCTGTCACGTTTTCAACTGTCATATCGTAAACTTCGATACCAACAGCAGTCGTAGCAATAATATCTTGAACGTATGCAGTTGCGCCAGATGTAACGCCTCTGATAGTTTTACCTTCTAGATTTCTAGGATTCTTAGAAAACGGAGCTGCGATACGAAGTCTAACTTCTCGTTTCCATCGACCATCAGAAGCTCGTAGGATATCGTCGCCAGGATAATAGAACTCGATTTCCTGTCCATATAGCGCACGAAATAGAAACTTGAAAGATGCTTGTGAACCACGTGAACGATAATACTCACGAATATACTTTGCAAGCAAACGCTTATCTGCTAGAACATCCGCTGGAATGTTAATCATAAACTCTTTGCGGAAGTATTCAACAAACGAATCGACTGTTCTGTCGATATCTTGATTATCGCGGATGGTACGCATAACATTTACTGCGTTACCTTCCTGCTCCATATACTCAAAGTAGGCTTTTAGAAATGCGACAAATTGCGGACCTTCTTCGCGAATGAATCCAGGGAACTGTGATTCAATCTGCGAAGAAATTTTCTTAAAGATATCTTCTGATCCTACAATAGCCATTAGAAGTTAGTTAGTTTGATTGAAGGAGTAAGAATTGTGGCTGTTTGACCAACCGTGTCGATATTCGAAGCAGTCGCAACAACTTTCCCTGATGCGTCATCAATGATATTTACCACGCTCTGAGACATCAGTAGAATCTGATTTCTTACAGGCGTGATATTAGGTGACAATGGAGCAACGAATACAGACACTTGAGATCCTTCGTATGCAGTAGGCAAGAAACTGTTTAGCTGAACAATTCCCTGATCGTAGTCAATTGTTCCTGTAGAATAGTTTGTATAGACACGTCCAAGTCTGCCTGCTGGATCTGGATAGTATGTTCTTACTACACCAAAGCCATTGTCGTCGAAATAAGACGTCTTGTTGAGATATGTAAACGGCGAAGAAGTCAGACATCCGTATCCAGGATGACGAGATACGCCACTGATTAGTGTGGGAACACCAAGACGCTGAATACCGTTGTTGAACTTAATTGTGTATGATCCAGCAGTAGTAGTAGACGGCTGGAATGTTTTTCTCAAACGAATTTCAGATTCTGATGTTACGATAGAATCATCTGATCCGTCGATGTAGTCGAGGAAACGAGAATATCTAAAGCTGTTTTCGAAACGTGAAAGATACTCGTTCTCGAATGAAATAACGCGGGCTGCAACGAGCGATGCTAGTTCGCCAGGAGTTTTAGTTGTGTTTCGCTTATCGTATCTTACGTTGATAAATGGCACGATGTAAAGATACGTTGGATCAACGACTTCAATATCAATCGACTGAACGTTATACTTACGAATGTTTGCTTTGATTTCTGCTTTGCGATTCAGCGAGAATGTTGTGCCTTCGTTTGGTTTTGCGCAAACGAATACCTTGCCGTAGATTGGCGGATCGTTTTCTTCTCCACCCCATACGCTAATCGCTGAGATATCTGGATTGTCGCGCAGTAGAATGTTCTTGTAGTCTTGTGCAGTTACGCTACGGTTCTGTGTTTCGTATGCGCGAGGAGCATTGAAACGAATCGACTCGATACCTTCGATTTCAGCTCCGCCACCAGCACGACCAATTGGAATAACATTGATGCCAGTTTGTCCGCCGACAGTCGTATCAACAAGCGTGAATGTGTTTGCGCCGTTCGGCTTAGATCCGTTACATACGCGATACGAAATACCAATAACAGAACTTGTTGCTGGCTGATTAGCGATAATGCCATCAGCGAAAGCTACTTTGAACTTCTGATCGCGATCTGCTTCAATAAAGTAGATATTACTGTTTGCATCAATCTTATTGATGTCATCAGCAAGTGTATAGGTCTGAGTGTTGCCGCCCTGAGTTACAGCTACAGTGATACTTGATGTATCTACGTTACGATTTGGAAGAACGAAAGAAGTGTTTGAAGAACGATCATACAGAAATCTGTGAGTTAATGGATTACCTTCAACAATCGTGATGTAGTCTGCGAATCCGCCACTTGAGTTAGCTGAGATCGTATAAGTTTGTGGCGTAACGAACTGATATGATGTGCCGTTAACAACAGTCGTGAACTTTGTATTCTTAGGAACAACGATAGAGCGGAACGTTGCGTTTGCTGTGCTGATCGTGAAGATAAGCTGAACATTCGCGGCTGCGCTCTTGGCGCTCGTTGGCAGATATCCTAGTGATTTCGCATGAGATACGACGCTATCATAACGCTGTGCTGTGTCGATAAAACTTTCATTCAGCGTCATGTTCGCATAGAATGCGTTGTAGTATGTGTTGTATGCAAGTAGATCAAGCAACGTGCCAAGCGCAGAGTCAGCAAAGTCATAGTCTGAGAACTCAGGTTTAGAAGCGATATAGTTACGCAGATTGGCGCGGATTACGTCGAAATCTAATCCAGCTACGATAAGATCGTTATTAACAGCCATTAGCGAATCCTATTGAGATTGACGTCTAGTGTAACGTCATTAAGTGTAATTGCGTTGCGGAAACTGATACCGATGTTCATTTCATTCGAATCGCGATTTTCAGCAACAGTAATAGAATATGGTCCAAGGACTGCTCGAGGCTCGTAGTTCTTGATCGCAGTAGAAATCTGTGCTTCGTAATCTTGATAGTAGATAGAATCGAAGTTATCGAACAGACGCTTACGAACGTCTCCTCCATACTCTGGGCGGAAAGGACGCTCATAGCGGTTTGTCAGAATAAGATTCTTCAATCCTTGCTTAACAACTTCGTCACCCTTTTTCATAAGCAACTTACCCGTAGAAGGATGACGTCTAAAGGCTAAATCAAAGTCCTTATTCGTTACTTTCTTGAGCGAGTCGGGAAGTTGTCTTTTTTCCATATTGCCTTTCCTTTGCCTTATTTATTCTCACTTTTTCATTGACAACTTCGTATTTGGCCATTATAATATGAACTGTGTTCAAGCGGTCATAGTAACTGCATTGTTAGCAGCTTTTGCTGCGATAGCTTCATCCTCTTCAATAATAGCCAATGCTTCAATAACAGTAGATGTAGGCTTGATTCGCGGATGCTTCTTAATTAGATCCTGATAGCTATACTTCGTGAGTTTGCTATAGTCAACAGAAGCAAGAAGCTCAGCAGTATGCTTTTCGACTTTAGCTGACAGCTCTAGTCGTTTCTTTTCAAGATTTTCCATACGAGTATTGCGTCCGTATCCGCCAGAACCCCAGTTGACTGTGTTGGCGTTTCCTACGAGCTTATCCCCATACGAAGTCTTAGCAGCTGTGTCAGCAACTAGATTTGTTTGCGGAGCAATAGTTGCCTTCATTCCCATGAACTGAGATAACGGCTGTTTTAGTGTAGCCATTGCAGAACCTGCTGCGCCTTCAGCAAACAGATTTTTCATAGCAACAGGAGTTTTTGGCTTTGGTGGTTTAGCTGTCTTGAACGGATTGATAGCATCGAACGTAGGCGTTTTGCCAGGAAGCGGAAGCATTTTCATGAGTCCGTTAGCGAGCGCCATGTTCGGAACCATAGATGCGATGTTAAATCCTTTTCCACCAAGCGCTCCTGCAACTGCACCAGCGAGCATCTTACTTGCGAGTTTGTTCATGTTCACGAGCGGGAACTGACGCTGCATCAACGCAGCTTGTGCAGCAAATGCCGCAGGATTGCCAGCGAGTCCAGCAAGAGATGCTACTTGTGATTGCAGTCCAACTGCTCCAGCAGCAAGTCCACCGATTCCACCAAGTGATGGCATACCAAAATTAGATCCTACGGCTTTGAAGATAAGCGATGTGGGACCCTTAATTGCTGCATTCAATACAGACTTAACTAATACGATTTGATTTACGATATCTGCTGCGCCTGCTGCTTTGAATGGCAGCTGACCCATGAGCCCACCAATCGCACCCTTAACTGCTTGCACGGGGCCGTCCAGGCCAGGAGGAGTAAATCCGCTTGCGAGTCCGCCTAATGCACTAGCAGCACCAGAAACAAGTGCGCCTTTTACAGCATCTTTAATTGCTGCGTCTGTTGTGTATTTCTTACCGCAGAATGGATCGCTGATGTTTGCGATCTGACTATACAACACAGCACCAGCAGCTCCAGCGAGTAATCCGTTGATGTCGCCGTTCAACGCTGCTGAGATACTAGCGTCTAGTTGGAATGGAGCAATCCTATATCCAAGCGGATCGCTCATCATAAGTGCTGCGTTTTCTACATGATAAATGTCAAGGAACTCGCCGCGTGACATAGTATCCATCTGATCGTAAAGAATATCCATACCCTTGTATGTGTATTGTTTCCCGCAGAAGTTGAACTTCTGACCAGGATACACATTAGGATACATCATCCTTAGTCGAGTGTCAATCTGTAGTTGATCCATGATTAGTCGATCTGAATTGGTTGTAATGGTTTGATAGGACCTGGAGTTTGTTCTTGTTTCTTATCTTCATTAGACATTACGGATCTCCTGATGGAATTGGTGGAAGAGTTGTACCAGCGGGCGGAATAAGAGCAGCGTTTTCAAGCTGCGTACCTTGATTCGTCTTTGAAATGAATTTTTCATCAGTGGCAACTTTAATGAGTTCTTTTCCGTATATACCAACCGTAGCGCTGTATGAATATAGCGCGATACCATTTGTTGTTTGTCCTCTTAGATTGATAGCATAATCATCTACGATAAACGTTCCTTGTTTAGCTTTCGTTTGAATTTGCGACTCTGTTTTAATAGTAATGATATCAGCAGAAGCGATACCAAGTTGTCCACCAGCGCCAAGTCCCATTCCTCCAGCAGAAGCGATCTGATGCTCGCCTCCCGTAAGAGTTCCGTTATCACCAGATACGATCTGATTGTTATCTCCGCCAACAGTTTGATTTAGATCACCGTTGATCGTATCGACTTTGTTGCCGCCAGTGATTTCTTCACGATCTCCTGTCGAACGATGTGACGTTTTGCCATTAACCTGCACACGCTGATCGCCGCCAACTTCTTGAATGTGCTTTCCGCCAGACTTGAAACGCATATCGCCGTGCGATACGAATTCAACTTCGTTAGCTTCTACTTTATACGTTCCGTCTACTTTAACGAGCAGATCGCCAGAGATCACTAGATTAAAGTTACCTGTGACCTTTTCGTCTTTACCGTCGTTATGAAACTCTTGAGTTTTCTTTTGGGCTTTGTAAATGAAAGCACCATCATCCTGAATCTCGATACAAGTTCCAGATGCGTGATAGATGTGAATACGTCTATCGCCTGGAGTGTTGTCGAACTCGAACTTATGCCCAGCTTCTGTTGTATATGTGTGATTTCCCAGATACTGAGATTTCTTACCACCAGGAGCTTTTTCTTTTATCTTAGCCATTATAATCCTTAATATCTTTCGTAAGTGCGATTACCGTCTGCGTCAATAACAGTAACAGTTTCGCCTCGACTTTTCGCTTCATGTTCTAGCTGTTCTATGGTTTTCTTTCCTTCGTCTTGATTTGCATCTTGCGCTTGTTTTGCATCGCCTAGATCCTGTTGAGCATTATCCATCTTAGGAGTTTCTTCGGCTTTATCTTCTGACTTTTCTGCTGCTGCAGCTGCGTCTGTGACGTCAAAGTTATGTTTCTTTGGTGGAACTGAAGCTTCATCTACGACTTTATCTTTACTTTTAACACGAGGATCTTCTTCGCGTTCCTCAGATCCACGCGCAGCTAATGATGATGACGACTGATCGTCCTGAGTAGGATGAACAGATGGACTTGGACCACCGACGCCACTGTTACCAAAAAGATTAGTCAGCGAGTTCATCAAACCAGCAACAACAGCAGCTTTCTGCGCGATTGACGTTGGTGGACTGTATCCTATAAGATTAGGTGAATATCCTACGTTCCAGGGATTGGGTTTGGGTAGAATCGTAAGTTCGTTCTTGGTATCATCAGATGCTACGATAACATCATTATCTACATTATAGATATTGGCTTCGACGTCATAAGTTCCAGGATATAACGGACTATCAATATGTAGTTTCCAGGTGTATGTGCCTTTAACAGCTGTTTCTACGAGTCCTAGATTACCTTCGTAAAGATAATATGGATTGTAGTTCAAAATGATTTCGACAGCTTCTTTTGGTTTGCCCGTATTATCAAAACGATCAAACACAGCTGTTCCTGTGATCGTAGGAACGTTGTTCTGTGTTGTAAGCGGATTAACAGTAATCTTAGCCATTATTTACTACCCGATCCAGGAGCGTTCTTACCAGCTTCTTCTTTCTGTGCGATATGTGGCAGAACACCAAATACAATAGGAACTTGCCCGCCGTCACCATCCATAAAGAATCCGATGACTTTAGACTGCTCGACTAATCCAGATGGCGAAGCGCCAATACCACTGATACCAGCAGACGAAGTAGACTGCATCACATAGCACCACGGCAGATCTTTTGTAGGAAGTTTTCCCTTATCGTCTGTGTGATGTCCCTTGATACGCACTTTGATACGACCTAGCTTCAGTTCGTCTTTTTGTCCAGAGAACTGACCCGTGCCACGATCTTCGACTACACCGACCCACCACTTGAGTCCGTCTTGTCCCATCACTGTGCCAAAATT